TTCCTGCTGGCTTAATACAAGTCCTGCGCGCTGCCTTGTTGATTCCAAGAAGTGCCGCCACTCTAGCATTCTCTTCGTCTATTATCTTTTCCGCTGCCTTTAGGTCAAGATGACCAACCTTACCTGACCCGATTCCCGTCATGCTTACGCCAATGAGCGCATCTTTTTCGGTGTTTCGTTGCCAGATGGGACGTAGATAATGAAAGTCCGTATAACTTGCTTGAAGGGTCGCGACAAAAGCAGCTGCACGTACTCTCTTTTCTAGGTCTTCTTGAGATTCTATGTCAGAGGCGTTAACCTCAACAACATTACAAAATTGATTACGTCGCAAGCCAATTTCAACGCAAGGATTCGTGCCCCAATCTTTATCGTTCGTGAAATAAAGTCCAGGCTCGCCACTGTTAGATAGCTCCACTTTCTTCCACAAGTTGAAGAAAAAATCCTTGGTGATCTTGTGACGCACAAGGACTGCTGAGTTGTTGGCTCTTCCACGCTGTGGATTTGTTTCGTACCACTTGCCATATTTGGCAGCGATCATTTCCTCGTCAGTTGCGGAAAACAACGAAATGAGTGCGGCACGGCGGATGCCACCAGCTAGAACAGCATCAGCGATATGACATACGATATCGTGTACTTCAATGGGACGAAGTTGTTCTCCATCGGTCTTCTCATTAAGGATAGACTTGATCTGGCGAATACACAGCTTCAAGGGCTCGGGACCAGGGGCTCTCCCGCCAGCAGTCTTAAGCAGCGTACCCTTAGAACGAATATCTGAAAAATCAAAATCTGGATTACTAGACCCGGTAAAGTAGGTCTTCATCAAAACTTTGATCGCATCAGCCCAGCCGATGATAGAGTCCTGAATGACAAAACGCCTCTTTCTTGAAGATGGCTTTCTAATCACTGGTAGCTTATCTACGTGGTGTTCTTGAACGGAATAGCCAACGCCTGTTCCACCCAGCAATAGGAACATCACCTCGGAAAAAGCTGCGGGATGGTCAATGGGTAAATACGCACAGTTATAGATTCTCGCATGATTACGCTCAATTGCTTTCCCAGCGAATTGCATCGACCTCATCGATGGGAGAAACTTTTTGTCATATACGAGTTCATAAGCACTATCAATCTCTTCTTTCAAAAACGGACACTTCGCGATATGCATTTCTTTGTTGCGGGTAACAACTTCATGCCAAGTCTCTCTACGCTTTTCTTGTTCAAGAAAGCGAGCATACTTCATGTGTACCGTTATCTCTGAAAGAATTTGACTTGCGACTTCCATTTTACAAATCCCCTTATTTGTTACCCTTGAATTTCCTGTACTTCTCTTTCATTCGTTCTTCCTGTTTCTTTGCAGAGACATTTTCTACTTCAGCAATAGTATCGCCAGTCGGCTCAAAAACGTCTATGAAAACTTTACTAGTGTCCATGTGAATCGGACAGATAATGCCATCAGGTCCAAGACGGCTCTTCGCGATGAAGAACCTTCCGCCATTGGTCTGCTTGTCTATTATTGTTCGTGAAGAGGTGAAGATAAAGTCTGCGACGAAACACTTAGAAAATGCCTCCGAAATTGCTTCCATCGTAATGACTTCTGCATTCAAGCCGGATCTATTTGTCTGAGATGCTGTCCACAGTGGAACTTCAAATTCTTGAGCTATCCCGCGAAGCTCCTCGTAAATAGTCTCCAAGTTGTGTCGAACCTCTTTCGAATAACGTCTTGGACGAAGAAGATCCGCGTAATCTACGATTACCATATCAATCTCTTCGCCGCGCTGGAGGATGCGGCTCAAGTGATTCTTGATGGTCTCGGTGGTAGCTGATTTTGTTGGATATTCCTTAATCGTCAATTTGCCGGGAACTTCAACGATTTCATTGAAAACTTCGTCCTTCAAGCTCATCAGAGAGTTAAGCGATACTCCGGTAAGGCAAGCATCATATCTTAGTCCAACCGACGTGTCAGAAAGCTCCAGCGTGTAGTGGACCACCTTCTTGCCTAGCTTCAGGGCGGCTGCACCAAGATGCGTCAAAATCATGCTTTTACCAGCGCCAGTAGGAGCGATAACCACACCCAACTCGCCAGAACCAAGTCCAGATTTTGTGAGTTTGTCTATAACGTCCCATCCGGTCGAAATAGGCTTACGCGCTTTGGTATCGTATCGCTGCTCAAACTGCTCAATGAATTTATAGCCAGTTTCGTTATCAGAACCAAGCTTCAACGCTTCGTTAATGATTTGGCTGATCTCGTCGAAATCAGAACTCTCCATCAAGTCGATGCTTTTAAGAAAAGCTCCACGAAGCTTTTGCTTCCTACAGAAATCAAGAGACTTGTGTTTAACGAATTCTTCGTCTACCTTGCTAACTGTATCCGAGACGATACGAGCATAATAATCACGAACCTGCTTCTGGAGTGTCTCATTCTCTCCTGAGATTTCTGAGCGAAGAATAGTCTCAATTGTTGAGCGACTCGGATACTTGCCGTACTGGACCTTATAGTCAAAAACGAGCTTTGAAAAAAGCTGTAGGTACTTTAACTCAAAGTAGTTAAAATCTAGAACCTCACCAACCTGATTTGCGAAGCCTGCATCGTCGAGCAGCAATTGACCTAGTTTTTCCTGAAACGCCTTACCAAATTTACCAAAGTCTACTTTTTCCATCTATTTCTCCCGTGTTTCAGTTATCAGGCTCTTACTTGCTTGTCTTGCTCTCCCGTGCAATTCTCTTAAATGCAGCGAACAGTTCGCGAAGCTGTACCTCCCCAAAGCCATCCTTTATTGAATTCATAACAAAGTCCGTTTGATTAAAGGATAGAAATGCGTTATCGAAAGTCCAGTCTACTCGTTGCCTAGTCTGGAACGAAACGCTTGGAGAGTCAAGCTGCATCATTTTCAAGTTGAACTTGACTGCATCAATGCCATCCAAGATATTCGAATAAATCTTTAGATTGCTGTCTACCTTTTCGCAAGCTTCTTCAACATCTCGTATTTCATATCTTTTGTCTTCTGCCAAGAACGGGAACCTCTTGGCGACGGTTGGAAGACCAACCCCTTTGACACCCGGAAGATTATCCGAAGCGTCCCCAACAAGCGCTCTCGCTAGCGCGAAGTTCTTTGGGTGGATGCCGAACTTTTTAACCAAAGTGTTTTTGTTTAACACTTCTTTCTGGATGGGTCTATACAAAATTGTCTCATCATCACAAAGCTGGTAGAAATCCTTATCGCTGGAAACGATCACCTTTATCCAGCCATCAAAACGAGGCATCTTGGTAACTAGGGAAACGAAATCGTCAGCCTCCACTCCATCTTCGATAATCTGAACTACTGGAGTGAGATTAAGGTACTCAACCAATCGGTTAAGCTGCCACATCTTGTTGTCTTTCTCTTCTTCGTCGTTCAGTTCCAAATTTCGATTGAGCTTAATCGGCTTTCGTCCTGCTTTGTACTCTTTATGCATAGTCTTGCGCTTCTGGCTCCCGCCTGCACCGTCCCACGCAATAACAATATAGTCGGGGCGAATCTCACGATTGAGTTTCTGTAAGATTTTGAAGAAGCCTTTTACTCCACCAATAGGAAGACCGTTGGTTGAGAGACTCGGGTCTACAATATATGACCGAAGAAACTGGTTGAGCGCGTCAATGATCATTACTCGCTTCTTTTTCATTTAGTCTTTCCATTCTTCAGCTTGTATTTGAGGCTTTTGTTCTCTGTCTTGAGTTGCCTGATATCTTCGTTCAGGGCGTAAATCAAATCAAAAGTTTCTTGTGAAGACTCTAGTTGAAGATCGATGGTTTGTTGCAGAGATTTGATCTTCGCCTGTAGCTGTTCAATCTGATTCTCTTGTTGGTCCATTGTTTTCTTCCTCCCAAATAGCGCTAACAGGTAATTCATTGCAACCTCAGAAAAGATAAGCCCCTTTCGGGGCTCTCTCGTTTATTCTGGGCTGTTTTCAGCCTCAGTCTCTTCTTCTTCTGGTGGAGTATCGTAGAAGTTTCGAGCATCACCGGTTTTCTTATCGAATGCCAGAATGATATCTCTGTTCACGATTTCCATAACATGGGTTCTGAACTCTGGGTCGTTCACCATTAGGTCAACAAAGCCCTCTTCTGCACCTTGCCACTTCCTCTCAAACCCGTCTGCGCACGTCATAGAACACCATTGTCCTAGTTTGATCTCTTCACACGACTTGATTGCTTCTAGAAGGCTTTCTTCGTCCATGATCCCGACTTCTTCAGCCCACAAAATCTTGAACTCGCAGGTTCTGTCTTGAGAACCGAAACGAGACTTTTCAAGCCTTGCCTTGACGTAAGAACCCGTCCGATAGCCATTTGCATCAAACACTTTGAGCTTCTTAGACTGTGAACCAGTTAACCATATTCGGAGACTGGCATAGTATTCAGCAGCTTTCCCGCCGGGGGCGACGTAACGTTGACTATCTGTAGCATATTTAGCGTTCTGAACTTGCCCAAGACCAGTGATATTGGTCTTCAACTGATTCAGGATTACGTATGTCGAATCAGCGTGACCCAGCGGCATGTTAAGTTTAGATAGCGATCTCGACTGTACTCTCGCCTTTAGCCCGACCTGTGAATTAGGGTTGTAGTCACCCTCTACCTCTGCACGGCACGGTATAGAAGCCAGCGAATCGAGGATGAACAGAATTCGTTCACCATCAACACGAGTATTGAGCATTTCCTCCACGATCTCATACCACGTTTCAAGATCGGGAGGTTGCACGTAAATGAGCTTGTTCAGATCACAACCAGCAGCTGCCATGAACTCTGGGTTCATTCCGCTCTCTGGATCTGCATAAACTACCGTCATGCCCAAATCCTTCTGAGCGTTTACAGCAATTTGTAGAGCCATGTACGACTTGCCAACAGATTGAAGACCGGCAATCTCCGTTATCTTACCGCCGGGGATTCCTGCTACTCTTCCTCGACAAATGATCGAGTCCAACCAAGTGGAACCTGTGCGAATCCAATAGTTAACCTCTGTTGGGTTCTCTTCTGTCAAATCGTAGGCAACAGTGCCGCCCGCTACCTTGTTCAAAAGCTTACGTCTATCAGCAATGCTTATAGCGTTAGGCTTAGCTTTTCCCTTAGCCATATCCTTTCCTCCAAAAATGTTGATAAAAAAAGAGGGAACAGTGGGTTTCGGATGGATCCTGCGAGGCGCAGCCTACGCATTACGAACCGAATATGTTTCCCACTGTTCCCTCAAGGAACGTTTAGGTCAAGTCATCAACGGCAGAGTCGACGCTAGAGCTTGAACTGTCGCCATTCGCGCCAGCATACTTCTCTGTCCCTTCGCCATCATCACTAGAACCACCACCTGCCATGAACGCCTCCAGAGCGTCAGCAACCTCAGCAGGAGTCTTACGTTCGAACAACGAGTCAAAATCAGGGATTGACTCAAGGAGTTCCTTCGTCTTCTTGGCAGAGTCCTTGCCGGCAACCAACGGTGTGCCAGGCGGGTCAAAGTCAAGATTCGTATTAGGATACAACTTGCCAGCAGGCTTCTCGTAGGTAATGGTGAAATCAGCACCCATCTCAGGGTCCGTAATGTCGCCATACTTCGGATTCAAGCACTTCTTCAACAGAGTCTCGTAAACAGTCTGGGAATAACCCCAAACCCTCACAATAGGCTCCTTGTCTTCGCGCAAGATGATCGGCGAATAAAATCGCTGGCGAGCAAACAGCTTCTTTGCCATTGCTTGACTCTCCGGATCACCATCGTTGTAGAGCTTGGATGCGAAAGTACAAATCGCACACGGCTCGTCAAAGTTACGCTTAGGACAAAGAAGTCCTTGGGCTCCCACGTTGTAGTGGAAGTGAAAGCTCTTGAAAGAGTCTCCGTCTTCCATCGGAACCACACGGGCTAGAGTGTCATGATCTAGCTTAGGCTTCCAAGTCTTGCTGCCACGGTTCTTTACCGCATCAAGTTTTTCTCTAATCTTTTGAATGTCCATCTTAGCCATTTTACTTTTCTCCTTTATGATAGTGAGGAATTGTTCACACTATCGCAGTTTTTCTATCTTCTCTATTGTTTCAGAAACAGCACCAACGGTGTTGTTCCAATTAAATGCTCTAAAATCTTGCTTATCAAGATCCCAGACCAGTTCCACACCATCGGAATATTTCCGAGGAGTGATTTCTTCTGCCCGACGAGGAGGTAA